CACCTCGCCGAAATATTGACTATTGTTTGATGAAAATATCGAATGATATGACGGATACAGAGTTTAACTATTTGGATGTAAAGAATAAACAATTCATTTTTAACAACTATAAGACTGATCACAAATATAACTCGGTTGTAATTGACATAGAAGACGACTTGATGAGTGTAATCAATAATTACCTAAAACATCATCCGCAGAAAAACAAACTGAAAAATAAGAAGTATAACGTCCATTTTTTAGTTCATATCGATGGTGAGGCAATTGAAAAGTCTGGCGAAATTACTAAGATATTGAACAGAATATTCGGTAAAAATATTAGCTCTTCGATGTTACGCAATATATACTTAACTTCTAAATACGGGTCTATGGTGAAAAATTTGAAAAAAGACACGACCGATATGTCAACCAGTGTGGACGTAGCTTTGAATAATTATATTAAAAAATGATTTAGCACGACACAAAAAAAGCAAGAAACATCTTAACCTTACTATTTAAGAAATATAATTCAAAATAATACATTACCGTTAGTAATATATTATTCGATTAAACAGCCATATTGTATCCACCTTTCATTTTTCGATAAGCAGGACCGGCTTTTTTCAGAGCGTCTCCGTATTTTAATCCGTTTTGTTTAGCAAATTCTAAAACAAACTTGATCCATGCACTTGGTTGTTTTTTTGGTTTTCCAGCTGCGGAAAGAGCTAATCCAGCAAGAGGGGCAAGTTCAGGAGCAACCAACGATGTACCAGTCATAATAGCACCTTTTACAGCGGGATTCTTGACCACTTTACGTGTTGTTTTTACAGCAGACGAAACACCTTTACCAATATCTTTAAATACGTTACCACCATCTGACTTGCTTATGATACCTTCTTTCTCAAGAATGGCTAAATGTTTTTTAGATGGCATTGTTTTTCGTTCTCGATTGACATACTTCTTAAGTGATTCTTTTGCTTTGTCTAGTTCAGATTTTTTACCTGATCCAGCCATTGCGATTAAAGGGGCTACCTTCATACCAACATCGGCGACTTTACCCGCTATATCTAATCCGTCATTGATTCCTTGTTTAAACCCAGTTCCAAAATCAGACCAAAAACCGGCACCGTGAAGTGATTCAAGTTTCTTCAATCGTTTTTTGTTGGCTGAGGTTAGCGGTAGATGTTCGACCACTTTTCTCACTACTTCTTTGTCTAATTTACCACCTGAAATTCCTACAAGTGGACTAGACACAATATTCGTATACTCCATATAATATCTATTGAGATAAAAAAAATGTGTTGGAGACTAAATGCTTACATATATTTGGAGAGACGAGAACCTCCCGACGTTGAATACGATGACATTTTTGCTCCACCAATAGCCGACTCTACCGCTGAGGCTACTCCTTTGCTGATTGCTCCTTTGTTGCGTTTTAGCACATCGCCGAGAGCGGTCACGCCTTTCTTCATAAGATTACCGCCCGACATAGCTTCGACATCTTCATAATCAATTTTGGAAGTTCCTTTTTCTTTCGCTTCTAATACTTCTGATTTGGTTAGTAATCCACTCATAGTTGCTGATGATCCTCGCTCCGTCACCATTACACCACCATAGTTCGCAAGAACGCAAAGCTCAATATTGGCTAAGGCCGAGTTAGCAATACCTTCCATTGGTTCTGTAGTCACAATCGCTTGGAAACCAAATTGTCCAAGACTAGAACTCGAAAGCATATCGCTCAATCCTAAATCACGAACCGGATCTATAACGATAATACTTCCTAAAGAAGTGAATTTTGTTCCGTTCCCGTTGCGAACTACGCCACGGAACTCATTCCAAGTTTGTCGAGAACCATTACGGCGAGACATTTGGTAAAGCGAATAAGCATCCATTTCAGATAAAAGTCCCGCTTTGTTGTTGAAGGTGATATTTACTTGAGAGATTGGGTAGCTGAGGTTATTTGACCAATATGCTTTTTGAGACCGATATTGAGGGCGTACTACAATGTAAATCTTGTCAGGCACTTGACGCATACTAATGACGTTCGTCATAGCCCCATTTACACCTACACCATCCGACGGAAGAGAAAGGGTTGTTTTATAGGCTACAAATTCGTCATATGGAAGGATATTTTTAGCATTGAGTTTTGCGTATTGCGATGGATGGAGACTAATATACCGAGCCATAAGTCGGGCGTCATCTTTCAAGAAAAGAGTGGATGCTTGAGTTCCAAATTTAACTCCACTCGAGAAAGACATTACGACTTCTTGGTTTACATTAAATACATTCTTAAAGTCATTGTATTGAAGCACAAGTTCGAGGTTGTTAATGCCTAAATAAGACGACTCGTCTTCTTTAAATTCAAGAGTTGGCATTCCTAATATGGGTTCATTCACATCAAGAGAGATTTCTACATAATAGATTGTATTGGCAGACAAGTCGGTTTCCGTGGCAACCGCATCACCAACACTTGTGTAGACGACATAACTGATGCTAGAGTCGGCACGACCAGCGGTGTCCGAATCCTTTTCGGCAGAATCAATACCAGCACCCCACGCCGAGGGTCTGTTGTCACCCATAGCATCGACTGCTTTGGCGTAATATTTGTCTACCATAGACGGGGTAGTTTGAATATGTTTGCTTAAAAATCGTTGGTGATATTGTTTCGTTATAACGTTGAGAATATCCGCCGATTGGACGGTCACCTTGGCGTTGTTGAGGGTAAGAGATGCCGACTGAAGTGCTTGATTTAATGGAAAAGCAGATGGTACAATTTGCAGAGTTGCTAGAGGGATAGCCGTCGCACCAACGGTTAATTCCATAACACATTGGATCGTACCTTGGACACGAATATTACGGTCTACAAGAGTGTTTTCGCTTGGGACATTGACATTGAAAAGGGTAGTTGACGAGCTATTCGAGTTAGTAGGGTAACCTTGAACCACGCACGAAGCCGGGCCGTCTTTTACAGCAACGTGAACATCGCTGGTGATACGACTGATACGTGGATCTTGGACTAGAAAGGTAGAAAGTTCGCTAGACATTATATATTGTAGAAAGATAAAAAAAATAGCAATTAGCGATTAATCATTGAACTTCTTCTAAAGATTCAGTCTACATTAACTTTCTAAATACCAATTTTATACTAAATGTTCCACCCGACGATATAGTGATTGGGATTAACGATCCGTCTAATTTACTGCGGTAATACATTTCAATATTGATATTGGATAATTCGTTTTGGTTTCGCATATTAATCCATCGTGGGTAAGATGGTTCATAAATGACCCCGGGAATAGGTGTCCCCGCTTTAAAATCTGAGAGTTCTAGTTCTACTATGTTGCTAGAACCGCTTATGGTTTCAGATCCGTTTTGAAAACTATGGTTTGCGGATGTGTTGCTACTTTGAACTGGTATCGTATTTGAGGTCACAACAATAGACTCGACTGGTGACCAAGTATCGAGAGTAGCGTAATCTTGTAGAACCGATATATAGTTGACCTTTACAGATGCTATAGTTCCGTCAGATTGTGGAGGAATGACTTGGTTCTCGGTGACATTGCCGAAGTCACTCATATTTATTTTATAAGCATTTGCGGTCACCTTTGTGGTCATAGTGTCAAATGTATTTAGTTCGTGTGTAAATGGTAGCGAATTGAAGAGTCTATAAAGCGGTTTATTTAAGTAAATATTGACTACATCATCGGGAGTATCATCGTTAAATGTCAATTCGGGAGCATTTAGAAACACTAAACCAGTATCTTTATCAAAAATGAAATAAGGCATATCTGTCCCTATATCCTTTGATTGACCAAACTCCAGTAGAGTTTTTTGAAGACCAATAAATGCTTGTTTTACTGCTTCGTTGACTAACACGAAAAAAAACTCATAGTTGTACAGATTGTAATACCCTGAACGATAATCAGCATATCCACCCTTAAACCTAGGAGGCGTTGTTCCGTTGGTTTTGTCTTGGGGTTGAAAGTAAATGTGAGCAGTAGAAGCGTAACCACCGTATTCTAGGGTAATTGTGTATATTGTTCGATTACGAATGCTTTCTTCCGTATCATCTTCGGAGTATTTTATCGTTGGAATAAACACTGGCAAAGTCTTCAAATCCACTTTAAAGTTGGCAATGCTCATATCGTAGTTTTCACAATTGGTAATTAGTGGAGAAGTTCTGTCCTCATTGAAAACAAGGTGCGGTTCGTGGTTAAAGTCGCTGTTACTATCTATATTATTAATAAGGCAATTCAGATACACGTATTCCCATCGTGACATTATATATTAACTTTATATAAAAAAATTAGACCAACATTGTTATAACTTCATCGAGCGGTCGTTTTACCTTTTTCTGTTGCTTCTTGATATAAGAGACAAATTGCTTGTTGTCCATAGTTTCTTTTAGAAAAGTAGCAACACGAAGGATGCACCAACGTCCACACGTGTTTATGTCTTCCATTTCTTGTTGTAGTGCGGTTTTGTTAAACATAAACTTGTCTGTTGGTTTTATACTTTTGATGATTTTTCCTAAATCTTCATTCCAATTGTTTCCCAATTGTTTGTTCATATAATTTGGGATAAAGTCAAGTATTGATTTAGGGCTGTCGGAATAACTATCAAAATATTCGAATTTGTTATCGTTCCTAATTAAAGCAGTCCAATGACCTTGATTGTATTTGGATTCGGTCAATATAAAGCAAAAATCTATTCTATTTGGGAGTAAATCGTAAATATGTTTATATTTGTCAAGATTAGCGTATTTGACGATTTTACAATGTGGGAATGCTGACTCTAAATCAAAGTTGGTCACAAAGTATTTAATAGCGTCAACATATTGCGATTTATTCAATGTGTTTTCTGTAAATTGTTTCATTATATATTATGAAAATAAAATATACGCCTAAATATATATGACTTCTGTGTATAGTTTGGATGGAAATAGCGTGTTTGAAGTCGCTAAACGTTTTGAGCGTTTAGGTATGAGAGAATTGAAAAAAACACCTGACGAGACAATAGCGAGAATCAAATCTGGTCAAGACACTGGTTCGTCTAAATGGTTGAGCGATTTCAACAATCTGTATGGTTTAGCAAATCAACTACAAGTAAAGACAACACTACAACAAGCTGACCAGTCGTTCTTGAAACAACAACTTGAGGCTGAATATACACAATACCAAGTGGTTAATGTTGATACTGAAGAAGGAGTTCGACAAATACTGAATGAAAGTTTTGAGGAGGGACAAACACTAGAAGACTTACAAATGATAATGGTGAAACAAGTGGAAGAGATGAATAGATCAACCGACCCAATGGAACGACGTTTTCTAATTGAAATTGCTCTTGATGTATGGAGCAAAAAGTTTAGCGGTGTAAAAAAAGGCAGTAAATATAAAGCAACACTGAAAGAAAACATTGATTTTATCAAAAACCAACAAATGGCTCTAAAATTAGGGTCACCTGATGTTACTCAACAAAATATCATATATAAGACACTAAGCCAATCAGACTCAACCATTGCGAATCTTCTTCAACAAATGACACCACTTACTGAATCATTATACAATACATTAAAAAGTAAACTATCACAATGGACGATTGAAATCGATAGTGATTTACAAGAAGCACTTAAAGGCGACGCTCAAACCATAAAAGAGAACTTCAGTGTATCGTCCGCTTCACCTGAGATATCTAAGTATGATGTCATATTCAAGCGACTCCAAAAGAAATATAGCGAATTAAACAACCTCATTCAGAATATGGGTTCAACCATCAATGACCGATCGTCTATTAATTTAAACCCAAATGAACCGTAGGGTTTCGCCCCCACACGACGGGTTTTAAAGGGCATAGCCCTTTATTATTTTATGGTATAATATATAATGAAAGAATACAATAATGTGGTAGCCAGTATCGGCAAATTAATGTCTCTCGAATCCAAAGTGAATATAGTAGGTTCAGCGTCTATCAAAAAATCAATCTATTATTCGGATTATGACTTATTTGAAAACGTTAGTGGTAAAAGCGATACAATGATTTATAACCATTTTAAGAGCGTATTTGAAGTGGTAAAGCGATCAGACAATGTAGTCATTACAGACTTTAAATGTGGTGAAAAAAATGGTGTTTCGTTACGCTGGACGTATGAAGAAATCAAGAACAATAATAATCAAGGTGTGAGTTTTGCGGAAGCGTTACGACATAAGTCGATGATAAAAATGGACATTGTGGCTTTAGTATCGGGTCGATTTGTTGAGATTACAGAAGTATACAACATTTATTTAGATGGAGTACCAAATATGTCTATGTCTCTAGAAGAAGTCGTTGAAAATATTAAAAATGAATACGCTATGGAAGTTCGAGACGGAAATTATATGAAAGCATTAAAACGAATGTTTAGTTTGTTAAAACTTAAAAACGAAGAACCACAGAAACAAGAACTTTTGCTCGAATATTTTAACTCACCCAATGGTCTCATATACAGATGTAAGAGTGATTTAGAGACGATGTTGTTGGTGTTGGATAGTTCAAAGTTTAATTTAACAGAAATACGTGAAAGTCTACAATTTCTTAAAGAAACTATATCCGCTTTTCCAGTAGTGAACGATTTAGAAGAAATAAGTAAAAAGAAGAAGAAGAACGAAATGAAACCATTATTAAGGAGACAAATTAGAACACTGAAAAAAAACATCAACGAACAAGCCAAACGATTCATTCAACAAAAAGGACTTTAAACTTGTTTGATGTATTGTAGTTGTTTTATCTCGTGAAATAGTTTCGGATTAGTTCTTTTTAAGTAATTCATTATTTTGGTTATTTCAATCATAGATATTGGATTATTTTAGTTATGTTTATATTACTTTTCATAGAATTATATAAAAATTAAATCTAATCTTTATATAATGTTGAATTTCGAATCAGTTGGTAATCCTATTGCTAAAATTATCGATAAAAAGAATACAAAGAAGGAACAAATTGTTTATTTATCCGATCCAGAACTGGATGGCGAAGTTCGTAACGGATATACCACAATTGATTTAGAACCACACCAATCATTTCAGCAAGTTGCTAGTAACAAAGAACGAGACATATTGTATATTACTGGTGCTAGTGGGTCAGGCAAATCGTATTATAGTGCCGAATATATAAAACAATACATAAAAAAGCATCCGAGAAATGAGGTTATGTTATTTTCATCAGTTGGTGATGATGCAGTGTTGGACAAAATAAAGAAAGTGAAGCGGTTTAAAATACACGATGATGACTTTGTTGGAGAACATTTTTCAATCGACGATTTTAAAGATAGTTTACTCATATTCGACGACGTTGATTGTATATCAAGCAAACAAATTTTAAAGAAAGTATATGAAATACTAGACAAAGCACTCACAACAGGAAGGCACACTGGAACGAGTGTGATTTACACGACGCATACTGCTTGTAACGGCAAAGCTACCAAACTTATTTTGACCGAATCGCATAGTGTAACCTTTTTTATGAACGCTATGGGGGGGAAATCTTCAAAATACTTGCTTGATGGATATTTAGGACTTGACAAGAAACAAATTGAAAAGTTGAAAAATATCAAAAGTAGATGGACTACTATTATGAAATCATACCCGCAACTGGTTCTCACACAACGAAAATTGACTTTTAGCAAGGATTTATGAAACACGTAACCCTTTTTTTTATCTTAACTTAGTATATATGAGAACTTTAAAAACACTTCGTGATGGATGTATCGACGGGGGTAAATTGGTTGAATATGAAATGATTGAAGACACCGACGATCATGTGGGAAATACCACTTTAGAAGTAGCAAAATACGATGGTATGCTTGAATCAGGTTTTTATTTAATTACAGGAGAGATTGCTTTTGAATTTAAAACAGATCAAGCGTATTTTCCTTTGTCGAATGTTCACGAGAAGTTTGCCTTGAATTATACTGACCAAGATAGTACCACCCAAGAAATTGTTTTAGACGTAACGAATTCATTCGTGTCGACTACTTCTACGTCATCTAACTACACAGCGGGTAAATATTACATCAATAAACCAATTTATATTAATGATAATGTAGGCGAGTTTAATTTGGTTATGGGAGCATCCGAATTCGATGGTGTTTCTGAACCCACCGACTTTACTGGAAGTGACACATCAGATTTTTCTTCCACTTTTAAATCTATGGAATGGAGCGATGACTTTACGTGGAATGATACGTTATTAACCAACACAAACACGAGTAGCGGAGATGTTATTGAAAGTTCTTTAACTGCTATTACTTTAGATACATTTGAGATAGATTCCGACAAAGATGGGTCAATATTTAACGCCCAAGTTCAATTTCAATGTTTTACAGAAAGTGGTTATTCTGAGGCTGGTGTTTCCGCTGGACCGGTAATTGTAAATTCCGCATTGGGGGCGTGTCATCTTATATTGTTAAAAGACGGAGTTGAAATAAATCGTAGTTCTATTGCGTCGTCCGAGGGTGGAGCTATTGTCGGTGTGTATAAAGCACCTCTCAGTATTTCTTCACGACTTGATGCTGGGTCTTATACGCTTCAAGCGTCAGGTTGTGGTGTCTATAGCGGTGGTGCGGTGTCTCATATTGGTAATGATAGGGGAATTATCAATGTATTGGTTAGCAGAACGAAAGACGGCACTAGAAATACATACAATACCGAAGATTCGGCACTCTCTTATGTGACTTTGGCAGAGCCTGTCTTTCAAGAAATAGAGATTGAAGGAACGACTGCTCAAACTGGGACGTATTTATACCAATCTATATCGAGTGGTGTAGGTCATTTACCAAACTTCAAATTTCTTGGAGACAACTCTTCCATTCAACTTCGCCGTATTTTTTAATTGAATTATTCGTTTTATAAATTAGAATTAAAATGTAACTCTAATTTATATGTATGAACTTACTCTAGACGAGCAGTTTATGATTTTTTGTATTTTGGACGACATTAATCGGTTGTATTATTGATATGAAGCAATTCGTCGAGTTCATGTATACTGTGTTTATATTCAAAATTATCATTTACAAAATCATCATCTTCATAGTCTCTAGATAAATATTGCTTATCATCGTTCACCGCATCTGTGAATGCTATTTCACACATAGACCTTGTAGGTACTTTCATTGGCAGGAATATATCCATTTCTCCATGATTGATATCGTGGCGAACTATGGTTAGAATGTACATATATATTATACACAGACAAAAAGTTTTTGAAAATAAACTATTGTATAATATATATGAATATTGAGGGAGTTAGCGATCCAGCTGTTGTTTTAAAACGAGCAAAGAACTTGTATGGAGACGAGGTTCAAATCTACTTTTCGACTCGAAAGAATAAAAAATATATGTTGATAGATCCATATACTGACAAGAGAATCCATTTCGGTTCATCTCTCTATCAAGATTTTACTAAACATAGAGACGAGGAAAGGAGACAAAAGTTTTTGAAACGAAACAAAAAATGGAAAGACGCCGATCCGTATAGTCCAGCTTATGCGTCATATCATCTTTTATGGTGAGGTTCAATTAAATCAAAATCAATATTTACACAAACTGCTTTATTTTTGCCCCTAAACACACAGACATTATCGACTCGAACAAAATCGCCGTATTTTTGTTTTAACTTCAAAAACTTTTCTAGTTGACGTTCGTTGTGAGTTTTCATTATATATTACTGATATATTTTCTTTATATGTAATTTGTCAGATATTACTTAATAGTTTATGGGGTGAAGGGTGAAGGGTGAAGGGTCTATTTTCATACTATTCTTAAAATCAGCATTTCTTATTTCTTAATTTAATTAAGAAAAAGTCCCATCTAGAATTGGAAAAATAGGGGTTCAACCCTTCACCCTTCACCTTCAATAACAATTTAAGAAGATTATATATAAATTGTTATTGGTTATGTTGTAAAGTCAAAGGTGAAGGGTTAGGTGAAGGGTTGGTGAAGGGTGAAGGGTGAAGGGTCGATTTACTAATTGTGAAAGCGACTTTTTCTTAATTAAATTAACAAATAAGAAATGCTGATTTTAATAATAGTACGAAAATAGACCATTCACCCTTCACCCTTCACCTTCACCTATAAGAGGCAACCAACCCCGTAATGTTTCTTCAGAACTGGTACATCGAAATGTTTCACGTTGCCACTTTTCGTGTGTTTGGTAGTAATACCATTCAATTTTAGATTGGTCAGTCTTACCCCAAACTTAATGATACTGACTTCATAGTTGATCTTGCTTTCGTGGAGAAACTCTTTGAATAGTTCAAACAATTCTTTTGTAGAGTACATCAATTCTTCTTGGTCGGTTTCAGTCACCATATCTTTGATGAACGATTCAATTGGTGTAATGGACAACTCACACAATAGTTTCTGATATTCAGTCATTGGAATTGGTAGGCTTCCAAAATTATCCATATCAGGGATATTCTTGAGATATTCAAAAAGGGATTTGATGTAGTTCGGATCATCTATACATTTTGATAGTTCCGTAAAATACTCCGAGTTGCCCTTCAATTCATTTGAACTGGAAATCATCAATTTTCGTCGGTCTCCAGTATGGGTATTCATTGGTTCATCTTCATTGGTTGCTACAACGAACCGGTGATAAGATGTGGTATTGATGGTGTCCTTACCTTTGAGATTGATTTGAATGGCTGGGTCAGTAACTAATGCCTTGATACGTTGTTCGCTTTCGTGAGTAGACTTTTTAGACAACTCGCTCAAATGAACGAAGAAAGAGTTCGCCATTGGTGCGTTGAAGTTTCCCCAAATATCACGCTCAGGATTACAACTCTCTAAGTATTTACTTGAACCAATCAATTTTTCAATAATTGAAAATAGTCGACCTTTACCACAACCTTCCGCCCCTTGGAACAAAATCAACGTTGTTTTGATTGCCGGATATTGAACCATTTGAGCCAACCATTTGATAAAGTAGTCATAGGTTTCTTCTTCGTGATTACATAGAATCTTAATATGGTTTAACAAAATAGATATGTCTTTCTCTTCCCAATCTGTGATGAGTTCCATAGCGAATGGTTTCCATAAATTGTAAACATTCGAAGGACAAACCATCGGTGGTGGATAAGTATCCATATCCACATATGCCCTTATGTTTTCGTCTTTCAACCAAGTATTGATAAAAGACACCTTTTTACTTTCCTTATCTTTAAAGTGTAGATGCTCGTAAGCATCGGTGAGTTGTTTTCTATTCATAAATTGAAGTTTGTTGTTATACTCTTTGATAAAGAATGCTTTGTTGATGATTTTACAATGTGCAATTTCAAATTGTTTCTTTTGATATTCGTAGGTTTCGTGTTCGAATACTTCATCTATGTCGTCAAGATTTTCAAGATATTCCTTAGATATAACTTTACTGGGTTGTTTGATGGTCAAGGTCATATTCAAGTCAGGAAAAGTTGCGTTCAAATTGTCTTGAACTTCGCTCAATAGTTCTTGGTCGTGATTACCATAAACAAGAAAGCCGTCAAAAGCGTATTCGGCAATCTCCAACCCTTTCTCAGTGATTGTCTTAGACATAGCGTCCAACATTTTATTTTCGTAAATACAAAGAATGCGATTCACAAATGAACCTTCAATATTTTTTGGTTTGTATACCATAGCTTGTTGAAGTTGTTCAACAAAATCCACTTCGGTCTTGAGTGTGTTACGGATAAACTTGAATTCATCTCTGAGTGACTTGAGGATGCCGTCACAATCATTCACAATTCGGATTGTCTTTTCCGTGTTTAACATTTTCAATATTTCAAATTTTGGGTCAGTAATACCCACCATCTTGAGTTTAGATACAATAGCATCACGATTGTTCACGTAGTCGGTTAAATGAACACAACGAATGTTGCGGACACGGCAAATATATTCCAAAATATGAGGGTGTGCGTTTTTCATATCAATATCGGTTGTTGTTTCTCCTAATAAGAACCCACGAATAATCCCGTCAATGCTTTGAATGGAATTCATTCCATACAATCGCCCATTGTTCGACGATTCACTATGTTTATACAACTTCTTCATTTTACCACCACATTTGATATGCCCTTTTACATAGTCCATAATTTGATTATAATGTTGCTTAATATCAGCGACTTTGTATTTCTTTTTATCAGCGAACTTGATGTAATCTTCTAAAGTCATTTTACGGATGAGTTGGAGATTTTTAAGCGGGATTCGTTCAGTTAGTTCAGCCATTATAATATTACATAATATTTTATTTTTAAATCAATTTTTATATTAATTAATATTATGTAAAAAAACTCCTAAAGAAAAAGGGATGGGTCGAATTTGTCAATTTTCACAAAGGATGTTTTTATTGTTTTCCATCGTTGAAATTTTTTCGAATATAATAGATTACGTTGTCGTTGTAGCTCAGGGTTTGCGTCACGCCATTTTTTTACATATTCGTAGTTTTTAGGGTGAGTCATTGTATATATATATGTATATAATATTTAAATTGTTTTATGTAAGAATTATTTTTGTCTCTAAACTTATGAATATAGAACATAGTGGTGAATAGTGACCCTTCACCCTTCACCAACCCTTCACCTAACCCTTCACCTTTGACTTTACAACATAACCAATAACAATTTATATATAATCTTCTTAAATTGTTATTGAAGGTGAAGGGTGAAGGGTTGTACCCCTATTTTTCCAATTCTAAACGGGACTTTTTCTTAATTAAATTAACAAATAAGAAACGCTGATTTTAAGAATAGTATGAAAATAGACCCTTCACCCTTCACCCTTCACCTCATAAACTATTAAGTAAGAACATAACCTCCCTAGTTAATATTTGTCTCTACATGAACTCTGATAAACTATGAGTCACTGGTGGATACCGTTGTTTCTTTCTGTATTCCTTTTGGTATGCTTTTTGGTAGTCCTTCATATCAACCAAAATAGGTCTGTTCTTATTTACAACACTATGATCGAAGACACCCATATAAAATAGCTCTCGCTCTTTTGCTTTCAATTTATTGTCTAAATTATCCTCAAGAACAATACAATTATAATTTTCGCCTTTAAATACTTCTTTGGATGTACACATAGACGACTGATTTTTGTAGGTGCTTAAATGAACCGCTAGACGAGACGTGAGGTTTGAAGTGTGACCAATGTATTTTTTGTTGGTTACATTACAACATATCATATAAATCAAATATTTCTTTGGTAGGTTGTCGAACATTATAATATATGTTTAGATTTTATTTTTCGGAAAGTTGGGATTTTTCCTAAATAATGTCACGGCGGATATGGTTCTCAATATTATGGTCAATATTGTGAGCGATTTTACGCCATATCCGCCGTGACAGCTTTTACCCTTATCACACTTAAAGCTCGTCTTCGTCAGTTCGTATTATGTTTTCGTTCGACGACAAACTGCTGTTGGCTGACATAGGTTCTCCATTCTTTGCTTTTTGAAGCAAATCGAAAAACTTCACTTCTTGTTTCACAATAGATATCAGGTTATTGTGCGATATTTTCAGATATTTTCGACGTACATCGGGATATATACTTATTTCTAACTTTTCTAAAGCATCGTTGTATTCCTTATGTAATTGTGGGGACATTTCGGATTGGTTTCGGGCGTTGTTGAGTGTATGTGTTAAAAGTGATTGACTTTGTAAAATAACCTCCATTTGTTCAGGAAACTTCTTAAACTTAATGAGTGCAGATACGGAGGCAATGACGGACGATAATGCTATTGGAACTAATGCGACCACATCACTTTGCCATCCCATTTGTATTTTCATAGATTCAAACATTCCCGTAATGAGAGACAAAACGATGATACATTTATTCCAGTCATCGCTGTCTTTTTTAAGTTGTTCGTGTGCCAACGACAAGGCATCTCTTTTTGATTTAAGGTCTTGAATGATTTGTGGTAATCTGTCTTTTTCCATATTATATATAAATATTATTCTAAATTGGAATGGTTTTTATGCGATTCTGTATCCATACATATTTGTATGTATATTTTCTGTAGTCTGTGTTCCATAAATCGTTAGATAACCTGCGTTTCCTGTTAAATATTTCACAGCTATAAGGTCACCTGCTTCTAATGGAAAAATAATACTTCTATTTTCAGACGTTGATATAGTTATACCATTGGTTGTTATACTTTTTTCAACCCCATTTCTTACATATACAATTTGTATTGATGTTGTTCCTGTCTTCAACAATATGGTTAGTGAGTATCCAATCAAATATAATCCTGTTTCTTGTATGGTATATGCCTGTCCGTTTTTTTGCTCAACCAATGTTCCTGTATCAGGTTTTTGGAACGAAATTGCTGTAAATCTCGCATAATCATTTAATGACAAGGATGTAAATGATTGGTTTAAAAAACAGAGAAAATACGCACTGCTTCCTGAATTAATAGTTGAACCTACAATAGATATATTTGACCCTGCGGTCAGAATGTCTTGTTTCGTCGCCAGTCCATCGTCCAGTTCTTCTTGTGTAACATCACCGCTTCCTCCACCACTCGAAGAAATAACATTATCAACAATCGTGATATTATTTCCCGCAGTCAATACGTCTTGTTTTGTTGCTAATTCTTCTTGTGTAACATCACCGCTTCCTCCACCACTCGAAGAAATAACATTATCAACAATCGTGATATTATTTCCCGCAGTCAATACGTCTTGTTTTGTGTTCAATTGGGCTAGGGTAACTTCACCATCAGCACCATCAGCACCATCAGCACCAGTAGCACCATCAGCACCATCAGAACCATCAGCACCAGTCAGACCTTGAATGCCTTGTATACCTTGTGCACCAGTAGCACCATCAGCACCATCAGCACCATCAGCACCATCAGCACCATCAGCACCAGTAGCACCAGTAGCACCAGTAGCACCATCAGCACCAGTAGCACCATCAGCACCAGTAGCACCAGTAGCACCAGTTTCACCTTGTATGCCTTGTATACCTTGTATACCTTGAGAGCCTTGGTCTACACTCGAAGAAATCACATTATCAACAATCGTGATATTATTTCCCGCAGTTAATTCGTCTTGTTTTGCGTCCAATGAAGTCTGTAGATTTGCTGTTTTCGCAATAGACAACCCACCATTTTGAATAATATTTTGTTTTGCGTCTAATGAACTCTGTAAGTTAGCCGTCTTGGCGATAGATAAACCACCATCCGCAATGAGATCTTGTTTGGCGTCCAAAGAACTTTGTAAATTTGCCGTCTTGGCGATAGTTAAACCACCTACTGGAATAACATTTTGTTTTGCGTCTAATGAACTCTGTAAGTTAGCCGTTTTAGCAATAGATAAACCACCATCCACAATTACATCTTGTTTTGCGTTTAATGAAGTTTGTAATTCAGCAATATTCGAAATATTTAAATCACCTTCTGCGATAACATCTTGTTTTGCGTCTAATGAAGTTTGTAAGTTAGCCGTTTTAGCAATAGATAAACCACCATCCTCAATAACATCTTGTTTCGTATTCAGTTGTGTATCAACATAATCTTTACTGGTTAGTTCGTTCAATTGTGACGGGGTTTCATTACGAGTATAATAACGCTCAGACAAATTCGCTATGGTTTGATTTCCATTTCTATAGAACCCAGTTAAACCAATCGGCAAATAAGACCCCGTTGTGGCGTTGAACGAAGTTACATCATCAGGAATTCCTACACAATCAATCATAACGATTTGTTGATACGAAAACGATGGGTTCAATATAAAAGTAGAGGCATTTGAAAAATTACAACGATATAGGTATAAAATCCCTGTGAAGTTACTGACATTGAGAGACATAATGTCGCTATCACTTATGATCATCCATTCTTTAAAAGGAATTGAACCACCTCCGCTAATCGTTAAACCACCATTTAAATTAATACCATGAAAGTAGTGTTTCAATAAATCCCCCGAAATAGTAGTCATCCCGTTTACTTGTAACCCAGTTAATCGTACACGTTCAGAGTTACTTATGGTTAAAGTTTTTGTACCAGCTAATTCTGTGATAGTTCTATTTCCAATCAATGGACAAAGTATTCCAATATTTCGTTTATTGTCTATTACGACATCTTCAATCCCATACGAACCCGCTGATATTTTCAATACGACGCCTTGTTGTTGTGCCATAAGGTCGAGTGTTTGTTGTATTGAGCCACTTAATCCTGCTTCATTATCATTCACATAAAATGTGTTAGAATATTCGCCATCAGGAAACTCTGCACTTATGATATTGTTGATAATATTTATATGTGTTCCTGCTGTCAATTTGTCTTGTTTGGATTCTTCTAAAGCGGATATAGAACTGGTATTTCCACTAACTCCTCCCTGTAATGCTAGTATATCATCGTCGTTAGACTCTATTTGACTTGTATGGCTTTGAGTAAGTAATTGTAAAGCGGATGTCTTCGGTTCTTCTGTATCCAACCTTCCTTGTAATGCTAAAATGTCACCATCGTTGGAAGATATTTGACTTGTATGGCTTTGAGTTAGCTCTTGTAAAGCGGATGTTTTTGGTTCTTCTGTGTCCAACCTACCTTGTAAAGCCAATATATCGTCGTCGTTTGACGCTATTTGACTTGTATGGCTTTGAGTTAGTGATTGTAAAGCGGATGTCTTCGGTTCTTCAGTGTTCAACCTACCTTGTAATGCTGTTATATCCTCGTCGTTTGACGCTATTTGACTTGTGTGGCTTTGAGTTAGTGATTGTAAAGCGGATGTTTTTGGTTCTTCTGTGTCCAACCTTCCTTGTAATGCTGTTATATCCTCGTCGTTCGACTCTATTTGACTTGTGTGGCTTTCCGTAAGTGATTGTAAAGCGGATGTCTTCGGTTCTTCTGTATCCAACCTTCCTTGTAATGCTAATATATCGTCGTCATTCGACTCTATTTGACTTGTATGGTTTTGAGTTAGTGATTGTAAAGCAGAGGTCTTTGGTTCTTCTAAATCCAGTCTACCTTGTAAAGCCAATATATCATCATCGTTAGACTCTATTTGACTTGTATGGCTTTGAGTTAGATCTTGTAAAGCAGATGTCTTCGGTTCTTCTGTATCCAACCTTCCTTGTAATGCTAGTATATCATCGTCGTTAGACTCGATTTGACTTGTATGACTTTGAGTGAGTAATTCCAAATTATCTATTTGTGTGAATGCATGGTTTACACTTCTTTCATCAACCACCAAATTTTTATATATGATTACGTCTCCAACCGAGTCAATCAACAAAGCATTGCCTTCATTTCCTGCGTCAAATAAGGCGACTGGGTTCGTGTCACCATTTCCATACTGACTTACTTTTAACGCTGGGCCGAATCCTTGATTGGAGATATCTAATTGTGTAGATATAATGATTTCATTATTTATAGTGGTGTTATTATACATAAGATTATTGATATTAAATGAACCATCTAAAGTTAAATCTCCTTTTATGTGTAAATCATTTTCTAGAGACAAATTATTCATACTTATATCAGATTCTGTATTTAGATTCTCTTGTTTTTGATTTTGTAATGCTAAAATGTCACCATCGTTTGACGCTATTTGACTTGTATGGCTTTGAGTTAGTGATTGTAAAGCGGATGTTTTTGGTTCTTCTGCGTCCAACCTTCCTTGTAATGCTAATATGTCATCATCATTCGACTCTATTTGACTTGTGTGACTTTGAGTTAGTGATTGTAAAGCGGATGTCTTCGGTTCTTCTGTATCCAACCTCCCTTGTAATGCCAATATGTCATCATCATTCGACTCTATTTGACTTGTGTGACTTTGAGTTAGTGATTGTAAAGCGGATGTCTTCGGTTCTTCAGTGTCCAACCGACCTTGTAAAGATACTATATCGTCGTCGTTTGTGTCTATTTGTGTTTGTAGACTTTCTAATATTCCAATATGTTCGGTTCTCGTAATCAACAAGCTCTCAATATTTGCGTTATTTCCTTCAATACTTTCTGTATTATCTGTTTGTCTCGATGCTAAAAGTTGTCTGAAAGACGCCATATATATATATTCAATATAAAAAAAGACAACTAATGTTTCGATTCATTTAATTGCTTTGGTTCGGGGTCTTGATTAAACCACTCTATAGTCCCACTATTTGACGAAAGTATTGGATATTTGTCTAACATAATAGTTGGTTCATTAAACGTCAAATCATAAAACATATATTCAAAATCTGTAACAAAAATAAGTTAGAAAATAGGATGAAATTACACTCAGCTAAAAGAATGCTTCGCTTGATTCTATCGAAAGAAATAAATTAAAAAGGTCATTAGATAGCGATTCTGATAGTGAAAGTGAATAAATTAAGCAAATGCCCCGAAGATGTTTAAGTAATAAGAAAACCTGAAAAATTACATGTTTGGTCTCCGCTACTACCATCGGTAGTACCATCATTTATTAATAAGATTCCTAGAGTGCATCTGCTGTATATGTCGTCATCTGCATTACAATATGTAATAACTGAACCAGAATGTTTTTTATTACCATCGCCTTTTATGAGTTCTATAATTTTTTCTGTCCCGTCGTACTGTATAATTTCAACTTCAGTTGCACGAGAACCAAAACTAATAAAGCTTATTATAAAATGGTACAATCCTGAAACGGGTGCTGTAAATTTAGATCTAATGTCATCATATCCACTACCCTCATTAAATACAATTGTGTTATATTGTAATATATCACCGCTATTTGTTTTAATTTGTAATCCTCCTCTTGCTTTAAAATAAACTGCTGTTGATGTAGGGGTACTGCTTGATACTTTATTATCAATCAATGTGTTTATATCTATTCCTTCTACCAATAATGTTTCAGTTGCACTTATTGTAGGGGCACTTATTGTAGTTCCTATACGTCCAGTTATATCACTACTACTTATTCTATTAGTTGTTAATTGACTCGCTGCATTAATTTTATCTTGTTTAAGACTTAAAGCACTTGTTAAA